CCTCCCTCAACACGAAATTTTCTCGCAAGAAATTCCACGTCATCTTTGGGGACGAAGTCTGGTAAAACCAAACCTTTCTGCGCTGTTGTATAAGTTATTCCAAAATTTTCATATAAAAATTCTCCAAACGTATTCATGTTAATAAATTTTTGAAACTCCTTTATTACAGCAGCCATATTATCATCCCCGTACAATGCTAATGGTAACGCCTGCGAGCGTGTAAATTTCTCTAATTCAGGGTGGGCGGCCTTGTGCTGCTCGACGACCCACATAAAAAAGAAATTAAACCCAATTTGGTTGACGAACGTGTTAAGAAAACCCGTTAGCCATTGACCACTTGGATTCATAAATGACAAGTCATAAACCTCGTCAACTATAATAAGAATGGGTCCCACAGAGGACAGAAAAGCCGCTTGCACATAGCGATATCGCTTATCTGACTCTGGGAACCCGTAATACGGAAGACATGCCTTAGCTAAAAATTCAGCGGGCCAAGGACAAATAGACGAGTCAAAAAACCTCCCGTCACCATTAATAAACTTCCATCCTTTTCCGCTTAAAATTTTTTGATATATGGCTTTCCAATCAAAGCCATGTATGTTTGTGCCTATAGCAGAATCGCTAGAAGCACGACATCTCTTCATCTCCGTAACCAAGGCTCCACAGCACATAACCGTGAAAATCTGGTGCGACAACGACCCAATCATAAATATCCTAGGTGTTTCCACCTTACCTATGGGCCTTGTCTCGTCTTTTAAACATCCTGCTACAACGTGCCGCGGCAATTCTCCGCGATCTATTGCATTGAAGATGTTTTCTACTAATATCCTCAACAGAGGATGGATCCACTTCTTCTCCGGATCCCAGAGTTCTTTTCTAGACCGAATCTTCGGCATAGCACACTCGACATCATAACCAATCGCAGTGTCCCGCGTAAATCCATCCCAAACTCCGGGAATTCCGAATAGAGCTTCCTCCATCGTCCACATTCGGACATTTCTCAAGTCCATACCTCGAGGAAAAAACCCTTCGAAGGCCTTCTCCGGAAACCTATCAACTACTTCCTGAAACCACGACTTCATCGCTCGCACAGGGGCACCTGACAGTTTCTTCTTTGCGTTTTTAAGCGGGGTGGCCAAATGTCCACCATTCTCATCATCAATCCAAGTTTCTCTCAAGATACCCGGTGCAGTGGTAGGTTCACCATACAGCGGCTCTCTTTCATGATCTCCTTGAGCAGGAGACGGTCTTAGTCTTGTCTCAGATGGAATGATTTTTGGCTTGGGTGCTTTCCCAAGGTAGAGATATTTCTCATTCTCTACGATCTTAGAAATTTGAGGAGTATTTATGGGTAAATACTCCGGAATATAACACTGAGCAAAAAACTTTCCACTTAAATCTTCCTGAAAAATAGGAGAAAAATAAGAATGGTTGCCTGTCCTACCGGTATGAATACCGATAAGATGAACAACACCAGTTGGGTCTGTCCAGAGATACGGTTGCCCGCAATCTCCAGCTACTCCCATACCGTCAATCATTTTGTAATACAAATCATGATCGGCT